AACTTAATAAACAAATTATATAGGGGTCTAAATGACCCCTTTTTTTATCTATGAAAATTAAAGTATTAAAAGCAACTGCAGCATCAGGAGTACATCTTGAAAAAGGAAAAGTATATGATGTATCTGATTTTGATGGGCAATTTTTAATTGATAGAGGAAAAGCAGAAATATCTAAACAAAAACCAAAAAAAACAACAAAAATTGCTGAATAATGGCATTTACTGAACCTGCAGCAAGTATTAATGCAATGCTTAATGATTTTGGTGTTTCTTGTACCT